CGTACACCTGTGTGGAAATACACTCTACCGAATTCATCATGGAATGCCATCTGGTGTTCCTATTACTGCTGTAGGAAATTCAATCGCTAACTCGCTCTTATTTCGAATTGCATTTTTGTCTATTGGTTATAAAGTTATTGGTCGAACACAAACAAATTATCTCTTTGAACACTACACTGATCTCGTGGGATTTAAATCTTATGGAGATGATCATCTTGCAACTGTTTCTGACACTATTCCATGGTTTAATATGAACTCTATTTCACAATTTTTCTCATCTATTGGTATTGAATATACTGACGCCACTAAACGACCAGTTTCGGTCGATTATATTCCATTTGACGAAGTACAATATTTGAAAAGAAAGTTTGTCACACGTAATTCTACCGTTTTTGCTCCGCTCGATAAAAATTCTATTAACGAAATGCTCAATTGGATTACAAAAGGTCAACCGAAGAAAGAAGCTACAAAAGTGAACTGTACCGTGGCATTGCTCGAGATGACACACTATCCTCGAGAAGAGTGGGAGGCGTTTTATAAAGCGATGCGTGAGGCGTGTCTTGTGAGTGGGGTTAGAGTACCTACCCTTTCTTATGAGATTGCGATGAACGTGTTGCGGAATGGAACGTTTTCTACTGAGTATTTGTCCGATATAGTAATGAACCGAATTTCAACAATGAAAGATGTGAGTGGACCATTTAATGAAAAATTTGAACGCCGTGCACTTGAAGTCGATGTAGGTCAAAATTTAGCCGCTAAAGAAAAACGTAGGTATAAGTACAACGTACCTGTGAATTTCACACCTCTTAGATTACCACATCATCAGGCCCGAATTGATGATGTACGAAAAGCTCTTGAACTCAAACAATGGAACGATTTTCTTGATCATAACATGCATTTAATTCAACAAAACTGGCCTCTACCATCTACTCCGGTAGAGGATAATTTCTACGATGACGATGATAATCCACATTATGGGGAACATCCTATAGAGGGACTCGCAGAGGAATACGACGGTATTTCTGTGCCTCCTTCAGCATACGATGATGAACCATTTGAAGATATTTACGATTTATCT